AATCGGCCTGTCTGACCTTTAAAAAATTGCCTGATTAGATTTTCTTCGTTGTTCTGCGAGTAACTCATAAATCAAAATTATTAGCCTGTCTTTTCTCAAAATTGCGCTTGTCGGAATGGTAGAATTTTTGGTTGTGATTCATTAAGGCATCGCATTTTACAGCCTGATTTGTGCTAAAATGCTCATGCTTAAAAAGGCATAAATCATAATAATCCTGCTTACCCAACTTGTCGGCCACTATCATAAACTCGTTATCGCACCACAAAGATTGATAACTTGGGTGGTAAATGTACCCGAAACGCTCGTAATATTTACGACCCATAATGCACATCGTATTTAGCTTTCGGCCTAAATAACCATCATTAAAAAACAACACGCGGTCAAGGTCGGCAGGCATTCGTTTAATTATTTCGGTGTCCCATCCTTTAACTTGCGGTATCATGTCGTCCGAAACCAGCAATACAATATCCCAATCGCTGACCATTTCTATATCGCGGTTGCAGGCTGCAATTTTGCCCTGTGGCGACCCAACTATACAAACCGTTTTATCAAATATTTTTTTTGCTTCAAGTATTACCGATTGAGTCATTAATTTATCGTCAGAATCGTAACTCACAAGCACTTGAAAATTATGAGGATTGGCGCAATTTTCCTTATAAAGCCGCAATGTTTCAAGGAATTGTTTTGGCCTGCTTTTGGTTGGGAATTTTAATAGTATTTTCATTCCACAAACTTAATTCTATTTAATTAAAAATCAAATTATTTTACTGCGAATATTCGCGGGAATTCGATTAGCCGATACGGGGTAAAACTGATGCCCGCAATTATAACCACCTCGATATACAGTTAAATTACTTTCATTCGTTCCCTCAATCATTCCTTGCGGCAAGTCTGTTTTATCATAGATTTGGCCCTTCATTTCTCGAAATTCTGCAAAATCACCTTTGATTAAATCGGGAAATTCTGACCTGTGAACGTATCGCTTTTTTGTGCAGGCTTTGCACCATGTTCGGGTCGTTTTAATGTTGCTGCCAACATACTCAAACCAATCCCAGCCCAAGTCTAAACTGACCGTTTGCGTATAGGTCGCGTTGTACTGATTAATTGCATCTGTGGTTATTTGTGATGTATAGCGTTCTAATACCCCTACCGTTGCAGGGCTTTTTTCTATGAAACCCGCTAATATCTTTTGCATTTCAGCAAGTGAACCGCCTGTGGTTATGTTGGTTCGCAGTATCTCATAAATTGGCTGCACTACTCCCTGACTTATTCCCGCCTCGGTTAGGCTTTCAACCGTTGCCTGTATGCTTTGTGCCTTAATTGCATCAATAACTTTTGGCTGTGTATAGGTCTTTTCCAATGACTTAAAATAGGCATTGTTCAACTTGGTAACAGCCTCAAAAGTTTTGATAAATTCCTTTGCAGCATCCTTGTAGTCGTCATTAAGAATAATCCTTTGCAGTTTGGCCTTTAGCGTGTTGATTTTCTTAATGTTGCTAATGGAATTTTTAAGCACCCCGTTTTTAATCTCTAATTCCTTGACCAATAAAATTACCTCCCGATAAATTTCCTGTTGAATTTTAGGGATTGCGCCTTGAAACTTTGCAACGCTTGTTTCAAGTTCTTTTATTATTGGCTGATAGCTGGCCATTATTCAGCTATAGGGATAATTTGTTTTGATGCTTTACGGGCCTCGATTTCTGCCTCTGCAAGTTTGGTTATTTCCATTCTTTTGAGTTGCAATGTTAAGTCGCGAAATCCTTGCACGTTCTCGAATGCAATTTGAATATAACGCGGCAAGTTGCAGGAAATAACATAGTCGGTTTGACTTATTCCGTTGTTTTGCAGCATGGTCATTTTATCATCCTGCGAAACACCGAGCAGCGGGTCAAGGTCGAATTGAGCCTCAACCATTGCGTGAATGTCTGGGTCGTCCTGAAACTTCTTAGCCGCTAACTGCTTTTCAAGTTCAGATAATATCAATGGCGAAACGCTGGCTTTTCGCGCTGAATCAATTTCAGAAATTAAGTAGCTGCTGTTCATTAAATCGAACGACATCGGTATTCTAAATTCGGGCAACAATTCCCTGATTTCTTCCTTGCTCAACAGGTCGCGGTATCGAATCCTTGCAGATAGGTAGATGATATGCTCAATATTTCGCATATTTCGCATGGTAACAGAATGCACAAAATTATCCAACTCATCCCTATCAACAGACTTGGCAATGCCTGATTGAGCCAATGGCACGTTATCAAGGAATTGCATATTAATTGAGGCCAAGGCATTATAAATATGCTCTTTAATTCGCTCCCATTGAACTTTTACAATCTCAATATCCTTTTGAACATAGCCCGCTGGCGGTGTTGGTATGTTCATGCTTGGATTAAGCGCAGACTGCTGGATAACAATGTTTGAAAATGGCGAAACGTTTATCTTGCCTTTATTGCATCCTTCGGCTTTACATGGAACAAATCCTCCCTTAGTAGCAATCTGTCCCGCGCCTTGGCATTTAGTGCAATCCTGTGAAGCAATAGCCCAAAAAGTAGAATGAACGTGCTGCACAACTTCGGCCTGTAAATCTGAATATTCCCTCACCGCCTCGTTCATCCATGCAACAATGCCCTGAATAAACGACTCATAAAGAATGCACCCATCCTCTGTTTTAACCGCGACACCGCCCAATGTAAAGCAAGGCATTTCATCCAAGCCATGCTCCCAAGTATCAACCAATCGAAAGTTTTTGTTCGCATCCTGCTGAACCCATTTTTCAATTTTCATTTTATCAATAACCCAAAACACCTCGGCATCGTATTTGCCTCCATTTATGCCTGTGTATTTTTCTTTTTCGCCTTTCAAAACAACAAGGCCAGCTAAATAATTCACATACTGAACATCATCGCTATCAAAAATGTGAGGGAATGGTTGTTTCCATTCTTCCTCTGAGGCATCTTTGTTCAATGGCACAACAACACAGATAGCGTTTGCATCCATCAACATCATTTTAAGCAGCGTTTCAAAGCCCCAATCAACGATAGAGTTAATTAGCGGCATTTCTTCGGTGGCGTACCTTTTTAGTTTGTAGTCTGTTGGAATCTTTGAATTATCGACAGGCCAAACAATATTAAACCCTTCTGCCTTTCGAGCCTTGCCCAATGAGGTTAATATCCTTGTGGTTGTTGACTTAAAAACATTCTGATAAATCTTGTGTCTGTATTCTTTAATTTCCGCGCTTTCGTTCGGCCTGCGCTCATTAATTAATTCAAACGGGTATTCGCCCTCGATATGTATTTCAAGTGCTTTATAAAGCCTGTCGGCTTCGGCCCTGATATATGACCGCTTTTTGTCCTTAAAAATTACTTGTAAATCGGGTGTTTGATAACTTTTTAACATACCACTCTTGCTGTGTTCCACTTGCGTTTAGCCTTGTGGAGATATAACGGAAATCTCACACCCCTAACCATTGCAAAATGGCGGCTAAGAATGTCGTATTGTTGCTTCATTTTTTCATCGCTTGCGTTACCTCCAATCGAATAACCATAATAACGCTCATTGATTATACCCATTGAAAGTTTAAGCATTTCGCGGCCATGTCCTCGCCAGTAGATTGGAGTCCATTTTTCAGGGACGATTTGCAGCTCTGCCAGCGCAATCATCAAAGGTAATTCATCGGGAACTCCATCGGAGAACCTACGATACTGAACCTTGATGTTATCAAAATTCTCGTCCCACTTTTTAAAAATTCTGTCTGAAAATTCGCCTTTAGTCCACAATATGCACTCTGAAAATATGGCCGTTAATTTCTCAATGCCGTATTCTTTTTTGATTTGGTCAACATCAGCCCAATCAGACTTGAAGCATTCGCCAAGGTTCTGAATCATGAAATCGGTTTCAATATCCAACAGGTCGGATATCTTTTTATTCATGGTCGAAATCATATCGACATCAAGATACAAAGTTTTATCAAACGGGGTCAACTCGTTCAATTTTGCCTTGATTCTTAACGGGTGTAGGTCTGTTTTAGGCAGGTCGATGAAATCCGTAAATAGTTTGTTTTCATTGTTTGGCCTGTCTGAAACTAAGCAAATACGCAATTCTTCACCGCAATTATGCCTAATTGAGTTTGCCAAACATTCGGCCATTTTATGGTAATTGTCATGGCCTACCGCGATTAAAATTATTCCTTTGGTCATTACGAGCAATTATTATTTATTTCCACAAACGGGGTTTCAAGTAACTCAAACACGGGCCTGCCCCAATTAGCCGCGTTTGTTCCCATTTCGGGCCATTGAATCTCAAAATCATTGGTTGCAACAACCTTAATTTCGCTCATGGCTGTATCTTCAGGTAAAACATAAACATCATCATGAGATAGTGCAATATTAAGATTTTTCATCCACCATTCGGGCATATCGTCACTAATTACTGAATATTGCCTCTCAATTCGGGCGAAAAGAGTTTGTTTTGTTCCGTTTGAACGCTCGTAATATTCGCCAGTTTTCGGGTATTGTGGTTTACTTAGCCACATTGGTAGCCTGATAATATTCCAGTCAACCTCAAAGCGATATTTTGAGTAAGGGAAGCCCATAATGTCATCGGGTGACATATATTTTAATTGTGTTGTAAAGCACTTGTCAGGAATATATGAAAAACAATTCGTGCAGGCGGTTACAAAATTCTCATCACCATCATCAAACACTACTCGCAAAACGAAGCAGTCGCCATGCCTGCCCTGTAATTCTGTAAACGGTGTCGGCCAGTAGCATTTCATGTAGTGAACCGTGTTACCGTCACCATCGGTCGAAGTTACGCCTGTAAAAATAACGGTCGGATTGCTAAACATAATAGTCGGCTGCTCGCAGGTCGGCCTTGCGTTTACGGTGGTGAAATCTTCGGGGCTTACATAGGTTCTGTCCGCTGTTATTGTAAACAGAAACGAAACATCTGTACCATCGTAAACAGGTATGCAAAAATCCCTTTGATACCCGCATGACCTGTCAGATACAAACTTATTGCTTTGGTCGTCAAAGGTGACGAAGCTATTTTCAAAAGTTGCAAGGGTTACAGGCATGGCTATTTTATTAGCGTTTCTTTTAGTTTTTCAAGCAATTCGGGAGGTAATTTTTCAAGAGAATTAATCAACGCCTCCCAAACCTTCAAAACATTTTCTTCCTTAAAGAAAGCATCTTCAATCGGTACTTGTGGTTGGTCTTTTTGCTGCTGCCTCCATGTGGTTAATTCCTCTTGGCTTTCAAAGTAGTAGTAATTTACCCCATCGAAATAGTTTCCAAATTTCGTTTCGGGGATAGATTCGGGTTGGGCAGAATCGTTTTTAAATACTGCTGGAATTATTATCATGATAGTTCGATTACGCTAATTTGTGTTCCTTGCTGATAAACGGTCGATGTCTGTGTGTTTGTGCCTGACGCAAACTGAAATTGAACATTTCCAGCCGTTGCGCCAATGGTAAACTCACCAGCGATTTCAATAAACCCAAAGGCATTGTTTGCGACAATAAATGTCGCGGTTGACAAGCTACCTGATGAGTTAATTGCGCCTATTGCAACGGTCGCGGGTGTGGTTATTGCAGAACGACCCGCCACCGCATTGTAAAAAGTGGCAGAAGCGGGAACGGTGGCTGCAATTTTCACTCCTCCTGTGTTGTTACATCCAACCCTGATATGTCCGCGCACAAAATATCTTTTATTGGCCGCAACAGAAAAAACCAATTCTGTAATATCGGTCGCCACGTTTGAAGTCGTTGATTGGTCGCCCGCATCCATGAAAATCGAACGTGGCTGACTTGCTATTGTGGCGTAGGTTGAGGCTGCCGTTGCTGCTGTTAAATACCCGCTTAATGCTGTTGTTATTTGACTTGCTACCGCTGTAGTTGTGGTGTAAATTGTGTCAAAATAGGTTTTTAAGACCGACTTAAACAAACTCCATGCGCCTTTTTTGTTTGCGCCACCTTGAACCAAAGGAAATACATCAGCATCGTTGAACGTGCTGGCCGATACCATGTCTGTAATTTTCTCGTTTGCCATTATTCAATCAAAATTAGGTCGCCTGTTTCTGTGAGTATCGAATCTCCCGATTCCAGTAATATGTGGTCTATTGTTTCACTTGTTTTCTTCAGCAATAACTTAGCCGTTGCCATTCCTATGTTTGGCCTGTAATTAATTTCTATTAAATACCCTGAATATTCATCACCGCACGAAAACTCAATAAGTCCATAAGGATTATCCCGCAAAGCCTCAAAGTTTCCAATCGACATGGGTGCTTCAAATTCAGCATAAACACAGCGCCATAAAGGTACTGCATCGGTAGGATTTAAAAAATTTGTTTGCGAAATACTTTCATTTTCTGCTATGGCTGTGGCGGCTTCGGGCGGGCAATCATTTTCGGTATAACCCGATGCAATAAAATTGCCGTTCCCGCTCTGAAACTGAACTTCTGCACTTGCAATTATTGGAGTTGGGGCGCAAATCGACCGAAACCACCGCATTAAATTTCTAAGCGGTGTTAAAACATAATTCATCCGCGTTGTTGGAGAAACTATGTTTGTCGGGCTTTCGATATTGTCCTGAACAATGGTAGGCGTACCGCCATCATCAAAGGTATTGAGTAAAAACAAATTATTGTCATAACGCCAATCCTGCGTGCCTGTTTTGGCCTCGTTTTTTCTGCGGGTGATTTCAATCGTATAGCCAGCGGTAACAATATCCGAAACCAAATCCAATTCATTGGCATTCTTTGACCCTTTTCGCCTAAATGTTCTAATAGTGTTCATTTCATCGAGGCCGCTGTATTCTTCGGCCTCCCAATTTGAATAACCTACATTGATTTTCCCAAAAGTCAAATCTTCTGCATGGGTGAAAACAACCTCACGAACGGACCCGAAATCAAAAACAACATCTTGGCCATAAAAAAAGTCTAAGCCTGCAACAGCTAACTTTGTGTCATTTTCATAAAAACCCCAACCAATATTGAATATTTTTTTAGTGCTATTGAAAAAATCCTCCCAATTCAAAAACAATTTAGGGGCCTGTGGTGTGGTAGAATTTCTGATTTGTAAGCCATTGCACAAATAGAAATTATCAAGGCAATCGGTATTTAGTACCACCGATGGGCATCCGTTATCATCCCCACCGTTTAGATTTAATGCAATATTTTTAAATGCAGAACCTAATTGAATAGCCTCTGTTTGTGTTGGGTCGCAATCGCTATTAAGCACCATTTCAAAATTTGTTACATCGTCATAAAGAATTTCAACGGTGTAGTTGTCTGCGCCTCCCGATGCTGTGTTTTTTTGGCAAAAAATAACAAAGTAAAAAAGCAAATAATCTGATTCAGGCGTATAGGCTGGCGTGTTGCTAAATGTAATATCAAAAGCAACACTATCAGTAACGCCAGCCGTTACAGCCCTGCCAGATACACCAATTAAATCAATTTGAATGTTAATGTTTGGGGTTGCGCCCGCTGTAAACATTTCGCTTGTTATAAACTTGTCAAATTTTAATGCTGTTTCAAGCGTTCCGTTAAATTGCGGGGTAAATCTTAATGTTCCTTTTACTCTGTAATTAATAGTAGCATCGGCATCAACACAATTTAACGGGTCTGTTGTTTTGCCCCAAATTGTCAGATTTTGACCAATGTTTAACCAATCTTCCTGACTCGTCCATGTTATTGCGCCTGTTGTGTCTTTGCTATACATAGCATTAAGTGCGCTACTCATAGCAAAATCATTAAACTCGTTTGTTACAGGATTTGTCATGTAAACTGGCAAATAAGCAAACCTTGCGCCAGTTAAATTCCATGCGCCTGTTTGGCTAATGTCTGTACCATCGCTTGAAACCCTATTCGTCAAAACAATAGTTTGGCCATTCAAAACAACATTACTGAAACTATCAGGGCCGATTGCATTTCCATCTAAATCTGTTGTGCTTTCGATGTCAACATTTGTATTTATTCGGGTCAGGAACTTATTAACGCAATTCGATGGATTTAGGCCGATTTCTATCCAGCACATATCACCGCATTTACGCTGAAAAGTATTGAAATCAAATTCGCCCTCAAAGAATTGTATGTAAGTGCCTGACCCATCGCAATCGTATGAAATAGTGAGCAGCATGGAGGCATCGCAGCCGCTTAAATCGTACTCATCAGATAACAGCGTAAAGGCATCGCCAACCCATTTAAAAGCCTCTGTTTTGGAAGAAAAGAAAATGCCATGATGCTGCGGGTTTCTTTGGGCAGACCAGCTAACATCGGCCCATCCAATCGGCTCATCAACCTCAACGCTATCTATTTCAAATTTCCAATACATTACTTAATTCTCAATTTTCTGTTGTGGTACGTGGCTTTGTTTAGTCCTTTTTGAATCGAAACGGTGAATCCATTTATATCGGCATTAATGTTTACCTCTGATTTTGACCTCCTGAAAATCTCGCCAAGTTTTTCGTAGTCGATAGTATCACCGCGCTTTGATTGCTTGCCCTCGTTCACCGCAATAACATCAAGCATTCCGCCATTTTCGGCCAAGTTGGTAAGTAGTGTGTTGACCAATTCAGGGGCAACTAATCTGTTTTGGATAACAGAAAGCCCATCGAAATAATCCGCGTTTGTTCGTGCCGGAACAACTCTTTCGCCTCTCGATAACATCGCGTGTATGCTGTCAGACTTACCCGTACCAGCCCCTTCTAAAAACTCTGTACCTTCTGCGAATTGCGGAACGGGCTGCGAACGAATAACTGCCACTTGAGCCGCTGTTGAAACTGCGACCGTTGCTGCTGCGACCAATGCCGCTGGAAAAGGCTTAACGGTTGCAAGGGCATTTCCTACGGCCAAAGCCCCATTAATTACCCCTTGTGCAATAGCGGCCTCTTGCTGTGACTTCCACGCTTGTATTTGGGCAGTTCTTTTTCTTTGTTCGTATTGTTTCTCTATGGCTTCTCGCTGCCTTTCGGTCAGGTTTTGATTTTGCAATGCCGCCTCACGTTGCCTATCCAAAAGCGATAATTGGGCATCAAGCAATGCCTTTTCTCTGTTTGTGTCGATTTCAAAAAGCGCGTTGCTAATGTTTTGATAGTTTTCTATGGCAATGGCCGAATAATTAAAATCTATTTCTTCCTTCTTCTTTGCAACATTCATGGCCCTGTCTATCTCCGCTTGCGCCCACGCCTCGCCTGCCTCATCTACTTCACGCTGCATCCTCAATTCCTCGGCTTGCAGCCTCATTATTTCAGACAACATCTTGTTATTAATCGCCTCTGTATCTTGAAAATATTTTTCATCGGCTTCAAGCATTTCCATGCCTGTTTGTTTATGAATATCGACAACCTTATCCTTGTGTTTTTTCTTATTATCTAAATCCTTTTTGCGATAGTTTTCCTGTATCTTTTCCTCATCTTGTATATTTTTTTGCGTTACGAGCGTTAATAATTCCGAATATTGCTCCCATGAAATAATTTTATTCTTTAGGTCTGCTTTTAATTGCGCCTGTTCGCGCTTATACGCCATATCCAACTCTGCAAGTTCGCGCTTTTTGTCGTCCTTAATCATCGAGATTCTAAGGTCGTTTATTCTTTGCTGAACTGATAGATTTTTCTTTTGTATCTCAACAGATTTATCGGTCAATTCATTAACCTTCTCATCGGCTTCGCTTAAATAATTCACCAAATAAACAATACCAGCCACGACCGCAGAAATTCCTAATGTCATTACCGCTGTGGCTGTTTGAACACTTACGCCCATTACGCGGGCTGATACCGCGACCGCCTTTTGCGCCCCATCGAGAATATAAGTTTTTAATGCGTTTTGGCCTGTTACCAATGTGGCCACCTCCTGCACTCCATTAAGTACCGCCATTGCGGCCTGTACCTTTAATAAAGATTTTTGCAAATCCTCGTTTTCTTCCCCAAACAAAGCACTTGCGCCTGTGGCAATACTCATTCCTGCCGCTATACCCCTGAAGGCCTGCGCAACAGCATCGAGTTTCTTTGTGTCAGACGCTAAGGCCCGTACCTGTTCCCGCGCATCCCCGATAGTGTCTTGCAATTCACCAGCCTCCCGCGACATTCTGCGAAACTCATCGGTATTATCCTTGCCTGCTGCTTTCATGGCGGCAAGTTCACGAATCATGGCGCGAAGTTTCTTTGTCAGGTTTTCGGTTTGTTCAACCTGCTTAACAATAGCCTCGGTTTGTTTATTGAGTTCGTTTTTATGCTCTTTTAGCGCACCGCTGGCAATATCTTCCGAAAGGGTGTTGTAGGCGGCAGATAGCTTGGTCACTTCCTGCTCTCGTTTTTGGTAGGCGGCATTGGTGGCCTTGAATATTTCGGCAGATTTTTTGTCTATTTGCCCTAATTGTTCAAGGGCCTCGATTGCAGGCAATAGCTTACTTATGTCTGCGCTGAAATCTATTATTATTTGATTCGCCACCCTGATTCATTTTTGCCTTTTTTTGAGTGTCTTTGACCGCTTCCGACAAGTAAAAATAATACTCATACAAAGTCAGCGAATCAAACTGGATATGCAAAGGTAAGTAATTAGCAACAAATAAACGCTGCCTTTCCCTATCTTTTATTCTTTCGTGGATAATATTGCGCGGATTAGTTTCATTTGCTCCCGATTTAGTTCCTCCACTACCTTCAAATAAGGCTGCAAATTCTCGTTTGATGTGGCCAAAAAAGGTATAAAGGTTTCGAGCGGCTTCTGCAAAAAAAAATCATTCAGTTCGTTTCCGTATTGCCTCCACTTTTCAACTTTCTTTTTGTTATAGTCATGGTCAAAGTGGTACGGGCTTTCTGTTGCATCGAAAAAAACCACCGATGCCAAGTTGTAAAGGCTATCGGATTCAACCACCCAATTCACGCGGTCGTTTAGGTTTCGGTTTAACTGATTAATTTTAAAGATGTCGATTTTGGATGAACGCAATAAGGTGTCGAGTGCTTTAATATGTTCCTGCAAATATTCGCGGGTGCATCGCATTCGTACCTGTTCGTAAAATACCAATGCTTCCAATCCCCGCTGGTAAGGCATATTTCCCACCTCGCAATCAAAACGAAAGTATTTCACCCCTTTAATCTCAAAGGCTTCAATTATCCTGTGTTCGGGCTTAACCTTCGGTAAGCGCGGTTTTTTCTTCCAAAAGTTCAATTCCATGATAAACACCGTTAATTGTAAATCTATTTTTTTTCGGAAACACTTTTACAAGCGTATCGCCTCGCCTATATTTCAATGATGGAGTCCCACCGCAATTACACTTACTAACGAAGTGAAACCCGTTATTCAACAAAACCGATTCTTGCGAAAACATAGAGTAAGCCTGATAATGAAAGTGTGTAAAGAATTAGCATCCAATCGAAGCCCAATAGGCAAAATGCGGGCAACATTCCCCAAAATGAAGCCATGCAAGGCGGGCAGTCAACCAATGGCTTAGACCAAAAATCCCCGACCTTTAACCGTATAAAGTTGCCAGCCTTGCCAAATAGCATACCATCTGAAAAAAGGCCATAAATACCCATGATTGCAAAGGCATGAACAAAAAGCACTTCTAACATATCAAATAGGCTGTTGCAAAGTCGTTTGATTCAACAAAATTCATAGTCATACAAGTGCACGAGCCAGCGATTGGCGTGGTTCGATATGCTGTGGTGAAAAAACTGATTGTCATTGTTCCTGCATAAGGATTAAAAAAATCATCAGGAAAATCATCGAAATCTAAGCCGCCATATCCGCTCGCATCGGTGGTAAATGACCCTAAATATTCCTTTCCAAACTTATCGACAAGGGTATAAAATATTGTGTCGTTGTTGTTCGGGTTGCCAAGGCCAAATACTATACCGTCGCAGCACCCGCCAACATTGAACTCCCTGCAAACATCACAGGTATCTAAAAGATTCTCAGCCATTGTTTAATTTTTGTCAAATTTATAAAGTTTTCAGAAACCAACCAAAAAAAGTATTTAGGTAGTATCGCCAAGTGTCTAAAGCATCGGCCTGTTGGGTTTCGTCCTGCCTGTTTGCCTTGTCAATCTTTCCATCAGCATTTAATCGCACGTTTTCAAGGTCGAATATCAACCCATCGCAGCCTGTTGCTGAAATCTGTACGGGGTAATGTTGCATGACTGAATTAACCAGCACTTGGTTATCCTCGATTCGCGGGTTGACCGATGGAACTTTGATTTGGCCATCTGTCAGGTTTAATTTTTGCGCAATAACGCGGTAGTAGTTTAGATTGTCCTGAACCAGCGCAGTTGACCCCTTGCCTGTTGCATCGCCTGTGATTATGTATAGATAGTTGGGGTACTTTGAAAGAATATAAACGCACAACTCATAGATATTGCTATTTCGTAGCTTGATGCACTCAATGACCCTGATACATCCATCATAGTGCTGGATAACGGTACAGGTGATAGGGTTTCGGTTGAAGTCGAATGATAAATATAGTTCATGGGCTTTTGTTGGTTCAATGGTTTGTTGCGATAAATGCTTTTCCCTGCTAAATGCAAAAACAAACGGGCTATTTACTAAATCAATATCCTCGGCCAAGTATTCGCAGGCAAAATAAAGCGGGTCAAGTGTCCGTTTGGCCGCGTCAACCTCATCGGGGTCAATATGTGGATTATCGTATGTGGTAAATTTCCATGATTGCCATTCATGCTCAAATTTCGGGTCGTTTTTATACCTGAAAATCTGCTTAAAAAATGTTTGGCCAAATTTAGGGGTTGATAAAAACCAACAATCTCCCTTAAAATCAGTTAACAATGCCCTGATTGTTCCCTTCCATGCCTGCTCTAATTTAGCCGCCTTTTCGCACTCATCCACAACCACCCGCTTATATTTTCTACCTCTTCCGCTATCAGGGTCATCCAATGACCACATATCAATAACACCGCCTGTAATTAGCCTAAGTTGTTTTAATTGCTCGTTTTTCGTAGCGACAACATCGCGCAAAATATTGGTCAAAACGTGCCAAAATTCTGCAAGGTCTTTATAGGTAGGGGCATAATAAGCAACAGGAAACCCATCGAGCGCGGGGTCAATAATTAATTCTTCGGCAAAAGAGGTTTTTCCAAACCTTCTACCGCATTTAAGCACATTGAATCGTTTAGCGGTGTCAAAGATTAGCTGCTGGTTAACGTGTCGCTTTTTTAGCTTAACTATTGCCTCACTCACGAATTACCCTGATTGCGCCTTTGTTTTCTACTTCTGATTTGGCGGGAGCATAACTACCGTCCATTTTATTTAATTCTGCAATAGCTGCCTTTCGGTCGTTAAAATCGGGTTTGTTTCTCACAATCTTTACCCCTGTGGCGGTTGCAACTTCCTGCTCAATTTCAAGTTCGCCTAATGCGATTTGGGCCAAAATCTCTTGGCGTTCTAAAGCGGTCAAAATTCGCGTTGTGCGGGATTCAACCTCTTTAGCGATGTTTTCCTCTGTTCGTTGATTAATCTCTTTTAATTCGCTTTGCATTATGCCTTCAGCGGCCTTTAATCTTCTGTCAAAGGTTCTTTGGGATGCACTTTGCCATTTCTTGCCAAACTTTGCCAAAATATCTTTGCGCTGATTTCCTTTTCTTAGCAAATCAACAATAAAATCAATCTGTGTGGCTTCGTTTGACTTTGCCATTTATCTCAAACTTGGTTTCTCGGTGTCGGTCTGTAAGTCAGGGTTAAATCTGTGGCATTTAACCTTACAATGCTGCGTTCCGCATTCGATAATTACTGGGCATCCTCGGCCCTTATCGCCAAAATCGTTATCAATGGCCATAAATGCCAAAATTGCAAAAATTGTTACAAGCGTTGTTTTCATTGTTTTATTGATAATGGGTAAAGTTCAGCAAAAATAGTGTCATTGTCATTATCCCTTAAATACCTTTCCATGTCGTCGTGAAATACAAATTCGGGTTTTCGAGGGTTAATTAATGTTGGTGGCTTTCCAAATTCATTTAATCCATAGCACCACCGCGAATTATCCTTAACCAAAACAACACAAGTCCCACCAGCTACCATTGTGCTAAAAAATAACGGGTCTTTGCATGGCACTAATTCATACCCCTTTGATGTATCTTCTCGAAAAGGCTTATATCCTTTTTCAATCAGGTAGTGAACTATATGATTTTTTTGATTTTTCATCCCACAAAGTTACAAATTTTTCATTAAATTAAATTTATCAGCATCCTTTCGGGTAGTGTTCGGGTATTTCGGTGGGAGGCGGGGTAGGTTTGTATTGTAAACAAGCGGGTGTTTTACATTTAATTTTTAAAAGTCCGTTGTCGGTTCGGTTGCTTTTGCGAGCCCCGCAATATTGAAAAACCTTGCTATTATACTCCCATCTTTGCCTATGCTCACAGGTATTGCAGGTTAATCCTTTTACAGGCTTAATAGGTTCTGATTCAAATAAAGTCGGCTCTTTTTCCATTTGCTTTTAGATTTGCTTTTCAGTTGCTTTTTTTGATTTCTTGCGGCTATGCGATATGATGTTGCGCTTAGCGGGGAGTTAGCAGAAATGGCTACCATCCTCTCCGCAAACGACCTTCTACATATTCACCCATAGGCTCAACTATTCCGTTAAACTGTGGGTTCTCTTTTAAATATTGAGCTTGTTCGCTTGCAGATGTTCCAAATATCATCATCATATCGTAGTCAGATGCTCCGTAATTATCTTGAAGTTCTTGCTCAAACCCGCCACTTCTGCTAACAGCAGTCTTGCGTAATGCAGGGTTTAGTGGTTTAAATTTTGCGTATTTCATTTTATGAACATTTGTGTTTTAACAAAGTGTAGTGCATTTTAAG